CGTCAGCGGCTCGTTCGGCGGGGTGAGGGTGGGCTGGTTGTCAATGAGGTCAACCAGCGCGTTTATCTCTTTTGCCGAAAGAAACACATTCCCCCATAGCAGCTCCTCTTTCATGCGGTTAGCATCAATCGCCCTTGCCATCGTTCAGTGCCTCCCTTCCGACTTATGAAAAACCAATTTCAGCAGGCACAGGATCAACCATATCCCAGTGACAACGGGCAAAGAAAACCCGATGGAAAAGCACATTGTAATCAGCTTGATAATGCCGACTATAATAGCCCAACTTATTGCATATCCAACAACTAAAGCAAGAACTGCAACCAGAATCCTACTCACCCTGCAGCGCCTCCAATCTCTTGCACACAGCCCGCTCACAGTCGGACAATAGTAACCTCTCGAATAGCCACCACGGCGTAATGGTCAGAAGAATAATCCACGCTATGTCACTCAGTAATCTCATGCAGCGCCTCAAATCTCTTCATCACTATCTCCACGGCCTCGTCCGTCATGGGAGCGCCGCACATAGGGCAAAAATCGTTCTTGTAGGGATAACTTTTCTCGCACCTCGTACAGTGCCATATCCCGCCCCGGCCATTCTTGCCGCCACCGTGCAGTTCCCACTCACCCCTCCACACCTTCTCCACCTGCTCCCGGCTGACGGGGCGGAGGGCGGCGAGGGCGATTTCGGCCATATCCTTACGTCTACGGTACAAGAAGTCGTTCTCTCCCGGATTGCTCCCAAATCCGCTGTCCAGAACCACCTGCGCCGCCGTGAGTTGTTTTTCAAAAAGGGCAATCGCTTCTTCCCGCGTCATGGCTGGGCCTCCTCGTCCATATACTTTTTCCGATATGCGCACTCCAGGCACTTCAACGTCTTCTCTTGCCTTACCATATCCCAGCGGAACACGTCGGCTTTGTAAACCTCAAAATCTTGCTTGTTTTGCAAATACTCCATTGTGTTCTTTGCGCAGGCAGAAATTTTTGACCACATGACTTGGATATAGTACACAATCATGACCACCACGAAAAATGCCCCGGCTATAATGACTACCAGCGATGCAATCCCCATAGCATACAAAATCAGTGTGTTCATTCCATCCCCTCCAGCATCTCCAGTTCCTCCTCTCACAAATATCCATTATTTTTCCGCTTTGCTGCAATGTTTGCTATTACATCCCGCAAAACAAACGCATCTATATGGCATTTCCAATGATCCGCTCCATGCATCCGAAAAATACAGTTCTGGCAGGATGTTTGTCCTTTGCAGTAGTCAACAATGGTCTGCGCGGCATCAAGCGCTTTTTTGTTATTTATCATTCCCCTCCAGCCTCTCCATCTCAATTTTGCTCAGAATCGGCGCGCGGGTGTTCCATTCCCGTATTGCAGATTCCACATATTCAGAAAATGCCTTCGTCTCCTCGTTGCAAACATCCGTGTCTGCATAGCAGTTTCCCCACTTTGTAATGTATGGGTTCGGGTTTATAAGCGGCTCAGTAAATACAGGCTTTCCCCTGCTTCTGCATTTATTACAGATGACTTGTATCCTGTACACAAGTCTCTTGTCTCCACGAAAGTTTTGCCCAACAAATCTATGGTCTTTGAATGAAACCTTTCCATTCCCCTTGCAGAACGGACACGGCAGCAGCACCCCCGCATCCGTCAGCCTACGGGCGGTTTCCTTGTCGCCCAGGAGGGCGAGCTTGATGTCATCCATCACATATACCTCCCCATTGTTCTGCCATGGCCTGAGCTATGCCAGGGAAAGTTTTTGCCCTCATTTTTGCGTTCCTGACTCCAACAACCTCCCATGCCTCTGATTTCGCAATTTTCCCCTTTTTGTTCTGCTGCACCCATTTCCCGCGCGGCATAACAACATTGGTTGGCTTTAATTGGGGAAGCCCTTTGAGCCATAGACCTGTTTTTTTCTTCCATGCATCCCCAAACATGTATGGCTCAATGTGCTGTGTAGGAGGCCTATAGTGTGTGTTCATGTATCCGTCAGGATTTTCCACACAAATCTTCCCACAATTTGCGGTCAAAAATGTCATAAAAAATATTGCGGCGTCACATCGGTCATTAAGGAATTTCTCTCTCCATTCTTGTGTTTTACAAATACTATCTTTTCGCCCCATATTTACAGCTCCAGCATTAGAGAGCTTCTGACATGGAGGATGCGCAATCAATAAATCCCAAAGGCCTTCAATGTGGTGCGCTGCCCCATCTCCCGTTCTGAAGGCACAAGTCCCATCAATCAAGGGAAGAACATTTTGTTGTATATGCCACTCAGAATGCCCTCCCGAACAGGGCTCTATGTCGCAGCTGTACGCCTCATGGCCCAGCGCCCGGAACGCTTTGCATACCTCCTGAGACTCTTCACAGGCTACCAACACCCTCATAGCTTCGCCGCCTCTTTGTTGTCCAGCAGGGCGGCCTTCTCATCCGTCATGATATCTCCTCCTGGTTCCTCGATCTCGATCTCTATCCTTGGCTTTCCCTTGTCCACAGCGAAGCTGTCAGAAAAGCCTTCGATATTCTCCCAGCCGTCATTCCTCAGAACACCCATCTTCACTAAGGCGTCCTGGATAACCTTCCGGCCAAAGCTGGAGATGTTGTCCTTGTCCCGCCTCCGGTTTTTTTCCACCCAGAGGTATCGCATGAACACAGGCTCCCGTAAAGGCATTCTGATCTGACGTCTAAGGGCTAAGATTACCGATGTCTGGCAATCCCGTTTCAGTTTTGCCCCCTTCTGCCGGTGGCCCCGTTCCGCTTCTATGTACTCGTTGAGACCAGGCAGAGAAAACGGGATGATCAGCCGCATGGTCCATCCTCCCGGTTCATGTCTTCAAGCATTCTACGCATCCGCTCCATGTTCGCCTGTGTCCGCTCCGCAGCCGAAGTCTCCGCCTGCCGGTCCGAATCCGTTACCTTGCGCCGCTTACCATTGACCCACTTGTATTCCGGCTCCTCCCCAGTCTTCCGCTTCTCTTCCTCAAGCCGGTCCACGCACCAGGACAGGATGGCCCTGTAATCGCTGGTGTAGGTCTTACCTGTGCTGCCCTTGTAGTTGTCCAGGATCTCGATCAGCCTAGCGGTGTCGGCAGATCCATGAGTGTCAAGCAGCCTCTGGTGCTCGGCATTGGTCATGGTCACAAATTCTGCCCATTGGACCTTCGGCTCGATATCGCTCCCGTCCTTCTTCTTGCGCACCTTACTACCCCCGTCAGGGGGTACAGATTCAGATACAGATACAGACTCAGATACAGATACAGCTTTTTTTGCTTTTTCTTCAAAACCTAAAAAAGCATTTGGTTTTTTTGCTTTATCTGATAAACCATTTGCTTTCTTTGGCCTTCCGCCCTTTTTCCCAGCCTCCTGCCTCGCCTGAACCGTTGCTGCCCAGCGGCTTGCACACTCTTCAAAATATGACCGGTTGAAGGAGAAAGCCATCATTACCACTGGATCATGGACATCAACAGACTCATCCATGTGATACCTGAACCACGCTTTTAAAAGCTGGCCAGCCTGCTCATCTGTGAGAAGGTCGATCTGCTCCGCCCACTCTGTCCTTACGACAAAGCTTTCCTTCAAGAGTCTCTCCTCCCATCAAAACGGGAGCTTTCCATCATCGTCTGGTAACTCCTGAAAGTCATCATTATTTGGATAGCTCATGCCCCCAAAGGTCGTTGGTGCGTCATCTTTTTTCCCAGCGTCGCCAAAATAGACCTGGTCTGCCACCACCTCGGCGGAGCGGCGCTTATTTCCGTCCTTGTCCGTCCAGTCACGCATCTGGAGCCGACCCTCCACAACAGCCATACGTCCCTTAGTAAAATAGCGGCTGACAAACTCCGCCGTGTTCCGCCAGGCCACCACGTCTATCCAGTCGGTGGCTTTCTCGCCAGTCTGCTTGTCCTTAAAGTCCCGGTCCACCGCCAGACGGAAGGAGACCACGGGATTTCCTCCCTGAGTGTGGCGAAGCTCCGGATTTTTCGAGAGTCTTCCTTGCAGCACGATTTTATTCAGCATGTTTAAGCCTCTTTCTTCTAATTTTTTCCTTTGTTTCTTCTGAGTGATGAGTCCCGGTATGGTGAAATACTGTATGAGCGCCAACAGACATAAGGCATAGATTTTCAATTCTGTTGTCTGTTTTATCCCCGTTAAGATGATGAACGCAGCATCCAGATGGAACAGGAACCCCAGTCTCTTTTTCCCACACATAGATATGCTCCATAACATATCCGCCTGCATCTGCCCTCAAATGCTCAGGCACGAGGACCTGCCGATATCCCTTTGCTGTGTATTTAACTCCGCCTTTCCAGTTGCTTGCGTTTTCACGCCTCCGTGCCTCAGATCTGTTTATAAATTCGATGTTCTTATCTTTCCTAAGCCCGAGTTTATACGCTTTCTTATAGATTCCTTGCTTTGATTTTTCTGGGATCATACTAATAAGCACCGAATTTGATACCTTGTTATAGTTTTCCAAAAGTATGGACACTTCCCGGTCCGTCCAAGTTCTCACCGTCTCACCCCCATTTGTGATACCTCACTTTCTCCTCGGTCCAGTCAGGATAAAAGCCTCTGAGATAGTTGATGATGTATGCCCTGATGTCCGCCTGGGAATGGAATCCCAGAGGCCGCAGCCGATCCATAAACAGCCCCTCGTCGAAAGCGTAGTGGCAGGGGCCGCACAGGGTAACGATGTTCTCCACCACCCCCATGCCGCCCTGGGAGCGGCGCACCACATGACAGTGGGGGCCTCCCGGAGCACCGCAGAGGATGCAGGTGGCAGGGCCGTGGGTGCAGTCCCGCGCGGCCACAGCGGCCTTGACACGGGCCGGGATGTCCGTCATTTTAGTCTGCCGGTGCATGGCCCCACTCCCTTTCTATCTGTTCGTCCAGAATGCGAATCTGGAGCTTATATACGTTTACAGCCTCCAAAGCTGATTTATAGACTACATCCGCAACGTCCCGGTTGAATTTAAGACCGGCAATGGTACGGTCTCCCCGACATACGTCAGAGATGATAGTTACAGGTGTTCCCTTCTCCCGCTCCAGCAGGATGCATTTTGCCAGCTCTACCCGATAGTCCTGCTCCGCCTATGCCCAGGCGGAGCCTCGGCTCCTTAACTCCTTAATGGCGGCATCCAGCATCTTGAACTTCTGCCACAGCTCGTCCATCAGATTCTCTGCCATACAAAGCACCTCTTCCCGTTACACAGGATGGACAGACCTGCAATCTCCTCCCGCTCGTTGTAGACGATCTTCTCCACGGTAAAGTCGTCATAACACTTGAATTTGCCATTGTACTCCTTGATGTTGCACTTCCCGGCGGGGATACTGATTTTAGGAGCGGTATAAAGCTCTGTGCCGATGCCCCAAACAAATCCGGCCCGTTTGAGGCCATCGCTGGCCTCACCCTTCTCCGCTTCCATGTTGGACTCTGTGCCCACATTCCATTTCCAAACCCATACACCTGTGGAGTCCCGGACGGCGATGCCGCAGTACATCTTGCCACCAATTTCCTTGTAGTCGTTGCACCAGTTCTCCGCACCGTATTTCTCATCCAGCAAGGCCAGGTCTATCCGAGCGGTCTTGTATAACAGCAGTTTGAGGTACTGCCCTTTCTTGTCAATCTCCGAGATGCGGCACTCGATTTCGTTCTCCGTCAGCAGTCGAAAACTCCTCATGCTCTCACCTTACCTGCATATTGGTCCGTTCCACAAGCACAGCCCCTGGGATATCAACTCCTCCTTTAAGTAGGTCAGTAACAGCCCGCTTGTCCACCGAGGGAGCCGCATATACCACCATGTCAGGGTGTCCATTACTGTCCAGCCATTCCGCCAACGAGGTGGTATCCTCTACTTCCAGGGCAGTAGACTTCCGGTAGCTGATGGAACACCGGGCAGTCTGAAACTTTTCGCCACAAAGAGCCTCACGCAAATAGTCTTTCAGTCTGGCCGCCTTTGCCTCTGTCCGCTGCCGACGCTCCTTCAGAACTACTTCTTCCTCCTTGATGGCCTTTGCGTCAGCAGTCAGGTTTTTGATCCACAGGGCCATATTCTCCAACTTTACTTCCCGCTCCATTTGGAGGGCGGCGAACGCATCATAGTCCATCAATTCCCCACTTTCAGGGTCTACTAGCGCCTGGATGGCGCTGTCGATTTCATACAGTGTCATCTGATTACCTCCTCAAAACATAAATCCTGCCAGCAGGGAGCACATAAAGATCATGCTAGACACCACCAGGCACCGCCTCACAATGCGGTTCATGCGTGCCTCACGCTCCCGGCGGCACTGATAGCAATATTCTCTAGCGTCGTGGTTTCGCTCCACCAGAGAGCGTCCGTCCTCAATGTACTTCATTCTTTTCCTCCACAATCCTGGCCTTTGCCATCTCAATAGCAAGCATATAAACTCGTCCATGTTCGTTGTCTCCGTGGGTCTGTTTTACCTTGTCGGAAAACTCCTCCAGATCCCCCAAAAAGCACCCACAGGAAACATAGATCTTTCCGTCTTTACATCGAAAAAAGGTTGTGGTTCTGTTGCGAGAGCCAATAGCTCCGATCCAAAAGACAGCACCTATCTTACACACCTCGGCGTTGCCGTACACCCTGGCGTTGCCGTACACCTCGGCGTCGCCGTACACACTGGCGTCGCCGGACACCCTGGCGTTGCCGTACACCCTGGCGTCGCCGGACACCCAGGCGTTGCCGGACTGACTCAAATTTTCCTCCTTCTCAATCCAGCCACCTAGATCGCCAGCATTTACATTTCCAAACTGAACCAGAGCTTTGATGCGGTATAAGGTTTTCCCAAGGAAGACCTTCGTTTCAGATGTCAACTCATACTTTTTCACTTCTTCCGCCTCTTTTCCATAAATTCCGCCACAGCGAGGGCGGTACAGATCACGATGCACACCATACACACCACGGATAAAAACTCAAACAATTCTGATTCCTCCCAGTGTCATCAAATAGAACCACTGCTCTTGAGTAAGGCGTACCTCCTGCTCGTCCAGTAGCTTTGCAATAGAGCCATCGCCGCATCCGATCTCATGGGCAAGGCCCCTTTGTGAGAGTCGATGCCGCTCCATAGCCCGCTGGGTGATGCGGTGGACCGTCTCATTTGGAGTTTTCATTTCTGTCCTCCCGATCCAGGATTCTCGCCATGACTTCGGCTAAATTCCGAACCGTTTTAAGCAGCTCCGGCACATCAACTCCATAATGATCCCGTTCCAGATTGTTCATATGCCTCCTGGAATTCCGGCTCTGCGTCCCAAGGTCCTTAATGCTGTCGTTCTCTTCAAGCGTTTTTTTCATAAAATTTTCCTTTCCGGCTTGACAGAGAACAGATGTTCTAGTATGATATATCCATCAAGCCTAATTGGTGTGGTCAGTTAGGTTTGCCAGCCTCGTCAGGTGTGTCCAGCACCTGATGGGGCGTTTTTTATTCCTGTAAATAATGCTGATAAATCTTCAAAAATTCTTTGAACAGCCCTATGTATTCCGTCGCCTTCTCTTCTGTGTCAATGTATCTGGAAGCAACATCTCTTCCGGTCACACCATACTTCTCCCGAATCGCTTGGCGGGCTAAACTCTCGCAATCATTACGCGCTCCATAGTGCTGATTTTCTAGCTTTACGCTCTCAAAATAGGCTTTGCAGTTTTGGCTTGCCACAGCATACACGTTGCTGGCGTACACCACCGGCTTGCCCCTCAGCGTTGCCAATTCCCGCTCTAATGCCTCGATCCTTTGCTCTACTGTCATGGTAGTCCCTCCTATACATTCATTTCGAATGTATTATATGACATTCATTCGAATGTGTCAAGGGGTGCGACAAATTCAGCTTGAATGTTGTGCGTTCTTGTGGTAAGTTACTATAGGGTGATTTTATGGATTTAGGAAAACGCATCAAATCGATCCGAAAAGACCGAAAGCTAACACAAAAAGAATTAGCTGATAAAGCAGGAATTGCGACGATCACTCTGCAACAATATGAGAGAGGTGTGCGTGAACCAAAACTGGAGCAAATGAAAAAGTTAGCTTCCGCTCTTGGGGTTTCATTTGTAGAATTGTTTGCACAAGAGCCATCTTGCGTATCTGGAATTTCTTCCGGGCTTGTTTCCCCCAAAGATATTGCAGAAGAAATGAACATCCCGGTTGAACTTGTGATGAGGGCCATTGAAAATCCGGATAGTGTGCCGATTGCATTACGAGAAAAAATTGGGGCTGTTGGAGCTATGCTGTCGCTTGATACCTCTCCGCTCTCTCGCATTTCTCTAAGCCTCTCCAAGCTTAATAGGGAGGGCCAAGAAAGGGCTGTGGAGCGTGTGGAGGAACTGGCGGAAATTAAACGGTATCAAAAAAATTAGCTGTTTTCTCTCAATGCCCGCTGATGGACCCCGAACAGGTCCTCCAATTTGTCCCAGGTCTCGATTTTCCCGATCCTTACGCCTCTTTCGATTTGTTGGTATCCGATCAGGCTAAGTCCAATCGCTTCCGCCGTCTGCTGCTGGGTCATCCCCTTCGCTTTCCGGGCGGCTTTTAGGTTCTCTCTCATAAGGCAACTCCTTATTGCATTTTTGCTAACGCGACTTTCTGCTCTATATTTAACTCCGGGTCGTTTGCCACATCTTTTAGCACAACTTCCCTCATCCGATAACCAAGCCCGTCCAGCATAGACCGATATTCTTCATACTTCATAACTTTTCCTCCTTGTATTCCGTCCCGCACCATGCTAAAATACAAGGTGCTAGGACTTGTCTGAGTTCTTCCGCCCTCATCAGTGCGCTACCACGGGTGGGGGCAATTATTTTGCGATCTCATGCGCTCACACCCATGTCACGCACAATAGCGGATGCCACCATGTCCGCATCGTATTTCACCCTCTTTTCGCTCATTCTGATGCCGAATATCTGGTGGTTTTCCAGCCACTGCTTGGCCCATCTCTTGGTACAGCCCAGCTCTCGCCGGACATCTTCCAGGGTCATTAGACCACCGTATATCTCCCTGAGTATTTTCGCTTTCTGTTTGGGGGTCATTGCGTTTCCTCCTTCTTAGTTATGGATTGAGCAACAGCTTTAGTATCCATCTGCAAACATGTACTTTGCTGGGCTTGTAGTGCAAATATGAGGTCAGCGATTTCTTTTGTCTCGCCTCGCAAAATGGCTTCCATCCCTCTCACCCCCTCCCCCATTCACCATCGATTCGTGGTCGGGCTGAAACTTCTGTTTTACCAACCGCCCCAAAATACAATATCTTGTGTAAAACGAAAATTTTATCCTGCTTTATATTGTATTTTTCTTCCTGATGTGGTAAAATAATTCTCACAGAGATTCTGTCATATCACCTCCGAGTATGGTTGAAGGCTTGCCAGAGAGGAGGTGATCAAATGGCTCGAAACTCTGTACGGACGTCTCGTAGTGTGGCGTCCAAAGCTTCGAAGGCGCTAAGAAGCGGTAAGACCAGCAAGACGACCAAGTCTCTGGCCGCTTCCGTGCTTTCGAATCGTCGGCCTAAATGACCGGCGGGCCGGGAGTGTAGCCGCACTCCCGGTTTTCTTATGTTCCCTGGTCGTCGGATCGGCAAATCAAGTCAGCCCGCTTGTCCTTCTCTCCGATATGTGGTAAAATGTCAAAAAAGGAGGGAGGATCTCATGCTGATAGAAAAATCATTTTCATTTAACTACGACGGTAATACTAAATACCGTGGGCAGATTGATGAACCCGCAATCTGTCCAATATGCAAGCACGCAGTGAAACCACAAGAGCTTTACTGTGGCACATACAAAGATGAGAAAGAAAATTGGTTCCTGAGTGCCCTCTATTTATGCAAGCACTGTTATCAAACGTTTTTAACGCTGCATGAATGTTCTCTGCGTCAAAATTCGGCTGGTGTACCACAATCATTCCAAGCAAAAATTTTGCATACTGAGCCAGTTAGATTTCATGAAGAGCGTTTCGACAACGAAATCTTTCAGATATCCCATCAATTCGTGAAAATCTATAACCAAGCTCTTGCCGCCGAATCTTCTGGCTTGGACGAAATTGCAGGAATTGGATATCGAAAGGCACTCGAATTTCTTATAAAAGACTTTTTGATATATGAAAACCCGGATGATGCTGAAACAATTAAAAAAATGAAGCTTGGAAACTGCATAGCAAATAAACTAAGTAATGAAAAGCTAAAAATTGTGGCATCCCGCAGTGCTTGGCTTGGAAATGACCAAACACATTACGTACAACGCTTTGAAGACAAGGATATCAACGATATGAAAAACTTTATCAAAGCATCTGTATATTGGATTTCGATGGAATTAATTACAGAGGAGGCCCTTTCCATTAAGAAACAGGGTCAACTTTAGCCAATAACTTGCCATCTAAACTCCAATATTGCAGAACGTTTCGTACTGGGTCGTCTTCAGTGCCACGTCCCTCAATGGCCTCAGTTACAATAACCTGAATCACCTTTGCGCTGTCCGTTCCTCTGGGGCGGACAGTTTCTTTTTGCGGATTTGTCATCACTTTTTTCACCCCCTCTCTCATGCCCCCTGGTCGTCGGATCGGCTAAATAGGTCATCTGGGCTCATGTCCGGAAAAAACTGTTCCCTGATTTTGGATACCTCTGGCCAAGTAAACGGGACACGGCCGGAGAGCTTATTACTCAAAGACTTGTCGCACACACCGATGCTTTCAGCTATGGTTTTCTTTTTGATACCCCGTTTTGCTATCTCCGATATCAGATTTGGATATGTAACCATTGTATCACCTCCATTTTTGTCCCGTTTTCGGGATTTGTATGTTAAATATAATCCCGTTTAGTGGATTTGTCAATAGGTTTTTTAAAATTTTCGTTCCGTTAACGGGATTATTTTTCTTGACTTTTATTCTTTTCACGTGTAGAATCAAACTAAAAAGGAGGTGCCTTTATGGAATTGGGTGAGCTAATTTCTTTGTATAGAAAACAAAAAGGTATGACTATTGATGAGCTTGCTGAGAAATCTGGTGTCCCAAAGGGGACTATCAATAAAATAATTGGCGGTATTACCAAAGCGCCCACATTGGAAAATATACGAGCTATTGCTTATGCACTCGATAAGACCCTTAATGATTTTGACAATAGTCCAAGCATAAAAAAATCCCCCTCCGATCTCTCGGAGGAGGCTAAGAAGATAGCGAAGGATTATGATAGGTTGACTGACCATGGAAAAGGAGCTGTCAGGCTTATTATGGAGTATGAGGGGAAGGCCGAGATCACAGCAACACCAAAGCAACCTGTCGGCCACCCTAAAGTCATTCCCCTGCCGAAAGTAAAACGCAGCCACGGCTTCACAGAGGTTGAGGTATTTGACGAACCCGCTGCCGCCGGTCTTGGAAATCCGATAGAAACTCCTCCCAGTCATATGGAGCAGTATCCGTCCGACTATGTTCCCACAAAAACGAATTTCGGCGTACTGATCTCCGGAGATTCTATGGAGCCGAAGATACCAAATGGCTCTACAGTCTTTCTCCAGGCTACCCCCGTTCTTGACAATGGTGAAATAGGTATCTTTGTTCTGGATGGGAAATCGTACTGCAAGCAGTTGAAGAAGGACGAAGAAAGCCAGGAGGTAAAGCTGCACTCCCTCAACCCGGAGTATAAGGATATTGAGATACCACCGTTTACCGAATTAAAAGTGCTGGGCCGTGTGCTGGGCGGCTATGACCCTCACACGAGGGATATCATCTGGTAATGTGTGACTCAACCGCCGGAGGGCGGAAAAAGATAGAGAGGAGAATGAAAAATGGTGTGTCCAAATTGTGGAAAAGACATTGGAAATTCTCGTTTTTGTCCCGAATGCGGGGCTGATACTAGCAAAACTGCCGTTGTAAAGAGTAAGTCAAATAAAAAAACCATTTTTAAGCGCTGGTGGTTCTGGACAATCATCGCCGTCTTTTTCTTAGTCTGTATCGGCTCTCTGTCAAACAACCACTCTAATCCGACCAAGACACACACGAAAGAAGAAGCTGAGACAAACGATGGTATTGTCTATATATCTGTAAAATTTACCGAAAATAATTTTGGCATTTTACAGGAGTCTATTGAGTCCCTTGAAAATAATGAAACAAGTTTATTGGATGTATATTCCACCTGTGAAGATATGAGGAATGTACTTTCAGGATTTATAGATAGACTCCAGGAAATCAATGACTCTGTTATTGATCCCTACATAGAAAGCGCCAAAAATTATATTTCAAATATTAACTTAATTGCAAAAGAGATAATGGATTATATTGATAATGATGATATGAGCAAGCTGAGTAGTGCTAAAGAAGGAATTGCCCTTATACAGAGCTACAAAACCATGTTCTTAGATGAACGGGAAAAGTATCTTTTATCTTGTGGATTCACAGAAGAAGAAGCAGACAATTTATTAGATGAGTATATTCATAATAATTCAGCATCTAGTACCATTACCGAAACAGGGATATCTAGCAAAGACGATATCAAAGAAGAAGCCCAAAATATTTTAGAGGAATTTTATTCCAGCGAGGAAATTTTATCAATACGACCACAGGAAACCAAAATCGAAATTCAAATATCTTCTCCTGTTCTATCATCTCAAGGTGCCCCAGAAGATTGGGCTGAAATACAGGGCAAAGCGAAAAGTGCTTGTTCTCAACTTAAATCTGATCTAGGAGAAGAATCTTTTTCTAGTTATATATTGTATTTAGTGGACCCTGAGAACGTAAATCTATTGTCCGTTATGGGCGACGAAGTTAAGTATGATGTTTTCGGTGACAATGACTTTTCTGTTCCTGTTGATAACCCAGGGACCATTTCGCTTGAGGAATTTAACGCAATCAAAACTGGAATGACTTATCAAGAGGTCTTTGATATTGTTGGTTCCAGAGGAGAAGTCTTATCTGAGGTTGATCTAGGACTAGGCGATGAATACTATACTGCGATGTATACCTGGGACGGAGAGGGAAGCCTCGGTGCCAACGCAAATGTTACATTCCAAGGTGGAAAAGTAACCTCAAAGGCACAGTTTGGATTAGAGTAATTCGGATGGTAAATAGAGAGGAGCACTATTATGTTAGAAGAAAAAGATCTGCAAGCTATCGCACAGTTGATGGATTCCAGAATTGGTGAATCCGAAAAACGGATGGCGAAACTGATGGACCAAAGGCTGGCCCAGCAGAAACAGGAAATCTTGGACGAAAGCACCCAGCGCATGAAAATTCTTCTGGATACAGAAGTCACTCCGAAATTCAATCTACTGGCGGAAAATCAAAAAATCATGCTGGACAAATTACCGCCGAAGAGTGAATTAGAGGAGCTACGCAGTGAAGTTTCCGTCTTGAAGCTCGCTATTCGCACCATAAATCAGGAGATTGCAGAACTGAAAAAGGCACAATAAAAATCCCCGCCAGACGTGTGCGGTATTGAAACCCAGAAAGGATAATTGCATGGGAGATAAAAAGACAGCAATCAAGTTATTTGAAAGTAAAGAAATTAGAACAGCATGGGATGCCGAAAAAGAGGAATGGTATTTTTCGATTGTTGATGCTGTTGGTATATTGACAGATAGTCCAGATTATACGACAGGACGAAAATATTGGAATAAACTAAAACAGCGTCTAAAAGAAGAAGGGAGCGAAGTGGTGACAAATTGTCACCAGTTGAAACTTCCGGCGGCAGACGGGAAAATGCGCCTAACCGATGTTGCTGATACAACGCAACTGCTGAGGATCATACAATCCATTCCATCTCCGAAAGCTGAACCCTTTAAGCAATGGCTCGCTATGGTCGGAAGCCAGCGGTTGGATGAAACTGCTGATCCTGAATTGGCAATCCAAAGAGCACTTTATACTTACAAGAAAAAAGGTTACTCCGATAAATGGATCTCACAGCGGCTTAAGTCTATTGAGTTTCGCAAAGAACTAACTGATGAATGGGACAGGGCCGGTATCAAAGATTTGGAGTATGCAATCCTTACCAATGAATTAACAAAAGCATGGGCCGGAATGACCACAGGGGAATATAAGGCATACAAGGGTTTAAAAAAGGAAAGCCTTCGGGACAATATGACAAATACAGAGCTGGTTCTAAATATGCTTGCCGAAGTATCCACTACCGAAATTTCCAGAGCCACTAGTCCAAAAGGGCTTGAGCCCAGTAAAAAGGTTGTGCAACAAGGTGGCGCTATTGCTCGAAATGCCCGTAAAGAATTAGAGGAGAAAACCGGAAAATCTGCAATTTCTAAGCACACGGCAAAAGATATAAAAGAGTTGGACAAATAAAAATCCCCGCTCCAGTGTTGGCGCACCAGAACGGGGAAAGAAGGAAATTTCATTATTTCCTAATGTATTTCGAGAAGAACGAATCATCCAAAATGATGTAGTCATCCACTTCTGGGATCACTTTCCCAAGCCTTTGGCCTTTTACAGCAACAACCACAACAATTTTCCCAAATGATTTCAAGTGTCTGTAAAGACTGATATAGTCGGTATCCGCACTAAAAACAAATGCAATATCATAGGCATTAGAATATGCCTTTGTGATTGCATGAATCGCAAGATTTATATCTGTTCCTTTTTCAACTTTGTAATATGTACTTTTGTCTGATATGTCCATAGACTGTGTGTCAATGACAGGGCGACCGATGTAACGTCCCTCAACAACATCAAGATATTTTGCGTTTTTCATTCCTTGAATCCATTTGTAATAACCCTTCAAATAAGGGTCATTCATCAAAAACGCATCTGGCTCTGGAGCGAATATGGTAGCTTTTGTGTAGCTTACATCTGGGATAAGCGATACTGCTCCCCTGAAAACTGTATTATAGTCCAAATTAGGGGGTTTTTGTCCTTGAGACGAATAATAGTCGCTGACCGCAATATTGAAATTCATATGGTCTACAAATACCATACCACGTAACATACAGACACCCTCCAAAAAGTTTTTGGGGGCCACGCAAAAAACGTAGCCCCCATAATCGTAGCTTTATGCGGAGGCAGGCTATAGAGCCATCTACCGCACCATTATTATACGCAAATATCTACCCAATGTAAACACGTAAAATTTCACAAAAATAAAAATCCCCGCCCTAGTGTCGGCGCACCGGAGCAGGGAAAGAAGTTAGGATAAGAGGAAAATAATTGCAGATACCGCAAAGCAAAGAATAGGAATTGCCCAAAATCCATGCTTTTTCTCAGAAGCAGGAGGAAGAAACTCTTTTAGGAGGGCGGCCAAAAAACCGACAGCTCCAAGGACAACCAGATTGTACGAAAGAAAAGTCCATCCAGAAACGCTCTGTTGAATAAGGCCAATGTTCACATTCAGAATACTAAAAATAGCAATAAATATCGTGAGTATTGTAATTACATTTCCGTAGACGCTTTTCTCAAGAGATTTAATATCATGGATTTGCCCCTCTATTGATTGAATCTGATCTATGTATTTCGACTTATAATCGGCCAATCCCTTGAACGAAAATTCATTTTGAAAGGTTCCATTATACGGCTCATCTGGTTCTTCGTCAAGCTGCTCAAATATCAGAGTGACGTATTTATCTCCCTGTTTCAATTCAATGTTGTCCTTAGATAGGTTGGTCAATCTACAATAAATAGGAGTTATATGGCCAGGCTGGTAAACTGGGGCATCCATTGTTAGCCCCATGCGTATTCTGCTGTTTTTCAGAGCAACTCGCCCAATCATGTCATTGGAAAAGCCAATAATCTCCATGGAGGAAACGAATATGGATTCCCCCGGAGCCAGAGCACACTCTAAAAGTTCTTTGTTGTCCTTCATAAAGTGGGCTGCACGGAGATCATAGCCTATATTTGTCACACAAGACTCTACCCCGTTGCTGATGTACGGCGTTGGCACTCCGTCTAGGCTTTCTGCATTCACTAACATTCCCTTAATGTTTTTATCAAGTAGTATCATGCGTACATCCACCCTTCTTGGGAGATTCTGAAATTATACCACAATTCAAAATAGTATGCAAGAAAAAATCCCCGCCCCGGCGCTACCAACACTGGAACAGGGAAAAGGGGCAGAAGCTTTGATCGGCACTCTGCCCCTCCATTTTATTAGAACGGAGGGAAAAAGTCAATGCCTAAAGATTATGTCCGAAAAACAGCCAGGTACAACGGAAAGAAGTACGAGGCTACTGGGAAAACTGAATTAGAGGCCATGACAAAACTGGCCGAGAAAATCGCCGCCGCCAAGCGTGGTGAAGAAGTCGTAGGCGGTGCTATGACTGTAAGTGCGTGGTACATAGAATGGAAAAGGACCTACAAGGACCCAAAAGGTCTTACCTCGAAGAGCCTTAGCATGTATGATGAAAAATTTAACGGTTATATAAAGCCAGCCATCGGATATATGAAGCTAAGAGAAGTTAAGGACGTACACCTTCAACGTATATTAAATGGACAGGCCGGAAAGTCCGCTTCTCATGTCAAAAAAATTCGCATGGTTCTCCAGGAAATGTTCAAAAGAGCCAGACAGTCTAGGCTCATTCCATATGATCCAGCGGAACTGTTAGAGCTGCCACACGTCAAAGAGGGAAAACGCCGATCCGTTACAGAGGAAGAAAGAGCTGCTATCTTGGCTGTATCAGAATATCATTCCTCTGGCCTTTGGATACTGACTTTGCTATACACAGGTATGAGACCGGGAGAAACAGCCGCTCTTACTTGGTCTGATGTTGATTTTAAGCGCAACGAGATACATGTACACACAGCAAAAGAAAGCGGCTCTATGACCATCAAGGGGCCAAAAACTGCATCTGGAGTGCGTGATATCCCAATACACTCCAAACTCCTTCCAAAACTCTTGGAGGCTAGAGGGGACCTGTTTGCTCCAGTATTTCCTAACGCAAAGGGTGGCCGTATGGATGACGATACTATGTATCGCCGTTGGCGCTCATTCTGCCGGGAGTTGGATATCTACATGGGAGCCAAAGTCTATCGGAATCAAATCATAGAAAGCAAATTATCTGACGATCTTACACCATATTGTTTACGGCATACATTCTGTACAGACCTGCAAAAAGCTGGTGTTCCTATCAACGTAGCGAAAGAGCTTATGGGACATTCTGACATATCTATAACAGCTAATATTTATACTCACCGGGACAACTTGATTTTGCACCAAAATATTGCACTTTTAGACGGGAGTGGTGGGAAAGATGGTGGAAATAAATTTTTTAGTTGCTCAAAAACATAGAGCGACAGCTACTTTGAGTTTTTTTGCGTACTGACTCTGACTCTGTTTGTGAGGGTTCGAATCCTTCTCCCGCTGCCAAGCTAAAATTCCCTGAAAGTGCTTTATTTCCAGTGCTTTCAGGGAATTTTTCTTTCTCGTTCAAAGGCAGAGCAAATATCTTTTTAGTGCCTGTTTGTGCCTTTAAGTGGTGGAAAATGTGGTGGAAAAGTATTTTTACTTTACAGAATAGTCCGCCCCCAATTTTGAGGGCGGACTTTTTTATCTTACGATGTACTTATAATACTTCGCCAGTTTATCGGGACCAGCGTCCTTGTCGTCCAGGAATGTTTTTGCCATATCGACATAGAAGTCGATCTTATCCCCCACTCCGAATTTCTTGGCCACTTTAACTGAAACTTAGCAAGAAGTCCCCCACCTCTAAGGTGGCGGGAGCATGTCACCATAATCAGAGTAGATCATATTGAGTGCGGCCTCGTGGATGGCCTCCTCTAGTTGAGAGCGCAAGAGCTTGTCAAGCGATTCCGGTAGCTTTACTCTTGCGCTCATGCTCCACGTCCTTTCCTTACTTCAACGCCGCAGCTCGTGCCATAACGGCACTTTCCTCACGAGTGACAAATGCCATAGGTCGGGTCCCATCTGTCAGGCCAAGCTCGTTGGCCTCTGCAAACAGCTTCGGCATACTGGCCGGCAGCTCCGCTCGCTCGGCCAGATAGCGGTCCATGTACTCCTTCCACTGCTCATAGGTCACAGTCTCATCCTCTCCTTCCATCCACCGGGCCACATCGGCCCTGAAATTGTCCATGGTTTTGCCGAATTTGGGAAACCAGTGAAGGACATCCCCGTGGTTACTGGCGATCCCTCTGCGGTAGCCCTCCTGATGGCAGATTACCACTCCGTCAGCCAACGGGTCCAGGTTATACTCCTTGCAGAGATAGGCTGTCAGCTCCACGGCCTCCTGGTACACCGCTTTAAAATAGCTGGCATCCGTTAGGCCGTCCTCACAGATCTCAAAGGAGATATGTGTATCATTTGCGCTGCCGTTCTTCCCTCGGCCACAGTGCCAGCCACGGCGATTCCATGGAAGGGTCTGTACTGTCCCCACCGATCCGTCGGCAAATCTGCCTACAAAGGCGTGGGCGCACTTTTCCAGTCCGGGCCTGTCCCAATCATTCCCGTACTGATTCCGACCAATTACATCATCTCCGGGCACATAGCGGGCCACAGAGGGGTTATTGGCTCCGGTCGAGTGTACCATTATTCCCTGCGGTCGAATGGTCCTCCCGGCCCTGTAACAGTCGTTCTCGGTTAAATACTGTTTTCGTAATCTCATGGTCTTCCTCCATTGACATATCAGGGCGTGTGCTGTAATATGCGGATAAGGGAGTGATAAAAATGCATGATTACAAATTGCTTTGCCACTTTTTGAGGCAGGCAGAAACTGCTTTCAGCCTATCAGTGGACACAAACCAGGAATTTTCTGCACTAGCAGACAAGTTCGAGTCCGGCAACGCCACAAACGAAGACCGGGAAATGGCCCTCAGAATCCTGACAAATGCCAGGGAGAACTTTCCCTCCATGCCGGACAGTGAGGAGAAAATGACTGGGATGTTAGAGACCGCCCTGATTATTCAACAGCTAAATATGGAGCTAAAGGCACCCTGATTGGGTGCTTTTTTATTATTCTCTTTCCGCTTCCTCTTTGGCGGCCTCATCCTCCGCCACGCCAGCAGCCACGGCGGCGGCAAATGCCTCCTTGTCAGGGAAGGCGGCGGCCAGCTCCTGACCGTGACGGCCAGTAAACTCACGCATCTCCTTGGCCTCCTCATGGGTAATCTCAGGGTGCTTCTTCAGGAGCATGGGCATGCCTACGGTAGCCAAATCGGGGGCGTCGTTCTTCTCAGTGATTTCGTACAGTTCATAGAGCATTTCGGTGTTCATAGTTCAATCTCCTTTGTAGTCAAAAATATGTTGTTATTCCTTCATCTGCTTGATGGCCTGGTTAACACCAGTTGCCGCCAGACCGCTTACAATGCCCACGGCAACGGCGGTCAGCGGGTCCGTGGCCGGGAAATCCTGGAGGCCGGTATACAGCGCCGCCACGCCAAGAACACCGCCACACAGGCCCACGATAGCCGGGATGTACTTGTTATCCAGGCCAGACGATTTGACGATCAGTCCCACCAGATAACAGATGACGGTAATGGCCGCCACGGATGCGATTCCAAAGTCCATATTTTCACCCCCTCTCAAAGACCTATCTTGTCTAACAGAAAGGCCATAACCGCTGTAATAACCGCCGCAATTACGGCCCAACTTATTTTGCCTTTCAGATCTTTCCAGGTTCGTCCAGGCTCTGCCTGAATGTCTGACAATCCCTTGGACAGTGTGCTCACTTTACCCGTCAGGTCCTCCAGCTTTTCGAGTATCGTTGTATACTGCTGACCCTGCTCTGCACGGGCGATCTCAAGCTCCCGGATTCTGTTGAAAAACTCCTTGTGCGTCTGCCGGGACTGTTCTTTCCATTCGCTCATCTGCTTTTCCAGCATATTAGCTTTTTGGATGCCAAGGCAATCCCGCTGTGGGTATAAGATACATTTTTCATCTGCCATTTAAGATCTCCTTTTATGCGACCACCATCTTTCGGGTAGTTAATTGATGGTTACGTTTGATGCTGGCATAACAAATAAATAACTTGCCTTCGGAGCACGGGCAGTTATATTTGTCGGCCCCAAAAAATCCCCTTCTCTGTACGGCAAAGTGACGTTGTAATTATCCGCATCGATAGACAGGGATGCACCTGGGGCTCCTCTCGCATAAACATATTCTCCAGCTTTTGCGCTCGTCGGGAAACTGAGCTGTGTATTGTTTGTAATCGTGTACTCCTTTTCCTCGGCTCCCCCACCTTGTATCACCGGGTTCAGTATCATGCCATTACCTCCGAAATTTTAACTTTTTTTCGTTGCAATCGAGAATAGTTACATATTCATAGCGATGACATAAACCTCGCCATCAATTATTTGAGTATTAACAGTTACGGTAAGATAAAATTGCTCATCACTTGTGACAAGATAAGGTGGAGGTTGAGCGGTCAGACCTTTCAGGGAATCAACAAGTTTAAACCCATCGATATTATGTGGAGATACGACCCAGTCCGAAAAATCCATGCCTTCTTCAGCGAAATAAGGCCCATGCACAACGGAGCCTGACCCATTCTGAAAAGTAAACTCAAGCAATTTTGGAAACGGCTTGGCAGGGCAACTAAAAATCATGTCCCTACCTCCTGGATTACCACATAAACCTGTACATCTTCTGTCGGGACCGTCTGCGCCTTGAATGTCAATTTGTTGGACGCCTGTCCCGTGCAGGATATCCCAGCGGCAGAATACACCGCTTGGTCCGCAATAGTTGGCATTGGCTGAATCAACTGTTTACTCTCATCCGCAAGCACACCCGGAACTGTAACAGTCTGGGTGTTGTTGGACCAAGCGGAGAGGGGGAGGGTAACTAGGGTGGATTTTGGTCTAGAATTGCGGAGTTCCTCCTTTACATCGTCCATCGTAGGCAGATAAGCATCATTTTCCGCAAAGCTGGTTTTTTTTGCGCCCCCTACGTTATAGAAAAACACGCCCCCACAGTCTACTTTTTGAACAATGCCAGAGCCCGGACTTGTGAAAGCATCAATCTCTCCTGGATTGGCAAACATATATGCCGTATCATGATTACTAGAAATCCCGATCAGCGGTAACTTCTCAAGGCCCACAAAATCTCCATTCACAGCTAACTGCACTCTGGGATCTGTGCCTCCATCTACCGGATCAGGGGACTCAACTACCTCCAGCACCAACTCCCCCGTCATGGTCCCTCCGCTCAACTGGAGATACCTCTGGTCGGCCTGTTCCTGTGTCATGCCAGATTGTGGCGCATCCTGTGGCACGGCGTTACCCCCGCTGTCAAAGCCAACCACCTGGCCCTGGGTGCCGGTGAGTTTATCCTGCTTCTCATTCGCCAGGGCAGCGGCCGCAGTGGGGAGGGAATCACTACCGGCCCCAACCGTCACGCCGGTATCACTAATAGTTTTCAGCGTGTCATTCACATTCTTCTTGATGCGGTCAATTTCGCTCTGTACGCTCATGCCGCACCTCCTCAGATGGCCGCAAGGGCTTCCTCAATGTCACTGGTCAAGCTCACGCTGCCCCCGGAGGTGTACCCGGCAGGCACAGAATAGGAGGTCGTGGTCAGGCCATCGATGGTACCGGAAACAGCGCCGTTATTCGCCATGGAGCCGGATACCAATGTGCCTTTCGCATCTACGATCTTCTTACCAGTCAGCACATCAGCCGCAGCAGCCGTTACTCCGCTTACGTCCTGATATGCGGCTGGAATGGCTCCAACAGTGACCTTAGACAGCACCTTTCCAGTAGTTGGCGCAATCGTCTGGGAGGACTTGCTGGGGGTTGCGGTCTTTTCCTCCAGCGTGATAGATACTGTTCCAGCTCCGTCATGGTGTCCGGCCGGAATCGTATAGGATGGAGCCGCAACGGTCAGCGTTTGGGTAACTGCCCCATTATCTGGCATCGTACCTGTGACCTTGCTTCCGGCAACATAGGCAGTTTCCCCATCGAGGATTTGTCCAGCCTCTGCGGTGGCGTCTGTTGTGTCTACAAACTCCTCTGGGATGGCTCCCACGGTGACGGAGGAAAGCACCTTGCCCTCTGTTGCCTCCACAGTCTGCTCGGACTTTGTAGGCGTGACGGTTTTCGTCTCTGGGACAATCTGCACCTTACCAGTACCAGTATGGTACCCCTTGGGGATGGTGTATGATGGTTCCTCCGCTGTAAGGGTTTTATTTGCGGCCCCATTGTTTGGCATGGTGCCGGTAGAAACCTTACCCGTCTTATCTACAAATACCTTTCCAGTCAGCACGTCAGCCACAGTGGTGGTCACAGCAGACACATCCTGGTAACTATCGGGAATCGGAGATACCGTCACATCAGACAGTCCGTAATAACCGGGGTCTGGAGTCACGTTCTGCTGAACCTTGGTAGGCGTAACACTCTTACTCTGGAGGTTATAGTTTCCACCCCCAGCCACACCGGACACTGTACCACTTCCGTTGTGGTAGCCCTTCGGGATGGTGTATGTATCGCCCTCCTGGACTTGCGCCGATACAGCGCCCCGGTTTTCAATACCCTCGATCTCTGTCGCCAGCTTGTCCAATGTGTCAACGCTCGTGCCAATACCAAGCTCTACCGCTTTCGCACGGATCGTATTTCGTGCGGTTTGGATGCGGCTGATTTCAGTTGCTACGCTCATTTTTTACCACCTTTCAAATCGTCCCTAAAAGGATCTCGATATTTCCAACAGTATCCTGCACCGCCGCCGCGGTAATGGGAAGGGTGTTATCCCCCTCGAAGTCGCTCACCGCATTTACAGAGAGTGTATTCGTTTCTCTGTCCAGCAGTAGGCCGTGGCCGATCCTATAGCCACCACCGCCGCCCTCTGGTAATGGTATATCTGATTCCTCATATTCCCCGGAATCCGGGTTAAAAATGAGCCATGTCCCGTTTGTGCCGGGTTTTGGCGGATTATTGTTAATGTCTGTCAGACGGTCCTCCATCTGCTCAAACTCGGAGGGCAGGGGCGGTGGGAATGCGTCTACCGCATTGATGCTATTGAACACCGTGGCATAAAACAGGTTGCTGTGCCGCACCAGGTCGCCCAGAGTGCCCCGAACCTGCATGGCGTATGTACCGTCATCCGCCAGCATGGAGGCGGTAAGCAGAGCGCTGTACACTTCCCCATCTCGGGAAAGCTGGATGATGTTCTTCTGCCCATCCTTCTCCACGTCCACCTTCAGGTCCCACCCTTCCGGCAGGTCCGTGGATATTTCCAGAGAAGTGACCTCATTATCACCCTCAAATCCAAGAGAAAAACCGGGGGGCGTACAGATATTCCAATCGGTCATGTAAATCATACGCCCACCTCCTGTGTCATAGCGGCCACCTTATCCAGAAGTGCGTCTATCTCTTCCCCACTGTATTTGCTGGTGTAGTAGCTCGTGGGTGTTTCCTCTGCAAGTGCCTGTAACTCCATGGTAGAAATCCTCTGTTCCAGGGCGGACAGCCTCTCTTCTATTGTCATGGTATCTCACCTCACACGACGATTCTTCGGCCCAGCTTGTCCAGAATAAAGCGGCCAGTGCGGTCCATTATTGGGCCGTTTTGGGTTTCTTTCGGAACGGAATAGTAGAGAATAATCAGGCCATCTCCGCCCTCGCCACCTTGACTTGGCAATCCGCCTTCTCCTGGGTCAGCGGTGGTGGAACTCAAATTATAGGACCCGACCGGCGATCCATCGCTGCCGCTAAATGTCCCCGCCGCACCAATAGAGCTTCCACCGCCACCTCCATAGCCTCCGCGGCCTCCGTTTCCATTAAGAGCCTTTTTAGGGACTATAGCCGCATCCGCGCCTTTCAGCCCATTTGTTGCGTAGGCCCGTGCTGTAATGGTTGTTTTGGAACTGTTTCTGGAAACAGAAAATCTACCCAGCGCTATTCCATCTTTGCCCGCCGCTCCTGCTGCCGCACCGGACCCAAGCGCATACGATACTTCTGCGCCAGCGTACCCATCTCCAAGGCTCCCATTAAAACTGATCTGGTCGCCATCTCCATCTAATTTTGGAGGTTCTGTGTTGCCTTTCGTTTTCGTTGTTCCTCCAGCCCAGAACGTCCCATCTTCATCCGTCACCCCAGTAGATGGAGTAAAGTGAAAACCATCCTGGGCCGTAGAATTTTCCCTGTCTTCAGCGGTCGTACCGGCCCCGTCTCCTCCGGCGATTCCTTGAAGGCCGGTCGTTGCGTAAACTTCGCCGGTTATGATGTCCGTATAACCAAACTCAGATGAGCTGCCTAAATCGGATGAGATATCACCAAGTGTTGTTGCGTTCCCTTCATTCCCTTCAGCTTCCGGATTTGATTCATCGTAAGTAGCACCAGTTCCGCCGGGTCCACAGCTATATTCCAACTCATCGATGACAGATAGGTCCATCTCTCCACGGTAGATTTTCCCGCCATGTCCTGCAGCTCCGCCTTCTCCTCCTTTTCCCCCTTCTCCTGGGTGCTTACCACTGTACCGGGTATTTATACCGAGTAATGAGTACGAAAACGAGAGCGTAGTAGCGGAACCGGGCTCTCCCTTTTTACCAGCTCTGCCCCCCTGGCCAGGTCCTATCAGGACATATTCGATTCGAGTGACCCCAGCAGGCTTTTTCCATCTTCCTGAACCTGTCAAAACAACACGCTCGGTAATATATCCCGTTTCCGGTTTCGGCGGCACAAATCCAACCAGCAACGTTTCATCCGCTTTCAACGTGTTGGACAGGTTGATGTCAGCGGATTCCAGACAGGCGGTGACTCCCGTTTTGTCATAAGGATGCAATGTCGCAACACGGTTACCCGGCACCTCTCCTTGGTATACAATAGGAGCCTGTATTGTTTCGGTCCATTGGAAATAATTAGCCAGCCGCTCCGCTACCGCCGTTGAATTTACCAGACTAACCAGTGTTGCGTACTTCACCGTTTTAATGTTAGGCTCTGCCGCCTCAGATACATCCCTTACCACCTCTCTGGTGTTATGGATATACGCCCTCCCTTTCAGCGTGCCAGAGCCGCCAGAAACCTTTGCGTAGTTGGCCCCGCTCTCCAAGATAGAGAAGCCGTCAGCAACCAGCTCATACATCGGGCTATTAAATGTGATAATATCCCCCTGCTGGGCAGTTCCTTCAAACAGCTTGGTTTCCTCTCCGCCCTCCACATATTGGTGCTCTGTGACTACTACCTGGGTTATTTTTGCTGTTTCCGGGGCTTTCGCTCCCACCAGCATATAATCCTCATTGATATTTCCAGAGATGCCATCCCACAGGCTTTCAATGCGTAAAACGCCATCCAAATCCGTTTTGATCCATGCTCCAATCGCTATCAGGACTTGGACCAAGTTGTCCCGCGGTGTAGCAACAGGCAACCAACCATATAGCTTAACGTCTGCGTATTTGTTTTGGATTGAAAAAGGGACTGTACCACAGATGCTGGCAATAACTTCCTGCGCTGTTTGCCCGGTGTATATTCCTCCATAATGTTGTCCCTCAGTTAAAATACCAATGGCGGATGTAGCGTAAAGACTATATCTGCTAGGACCAACTCGCTCTACTTCTTGAAGGTAAAATATCCCTCGCTGGGCGCCATTGTAGATCCATTTTAAGGGTGTATTTCGAGCGAATCCAATAAACACTCCATCCGGGTCACGTGCCTCAGCGGATAGTGTATTGACCTCCAGAGAGGACGAGCGGAGGGACATAGCAATATGTATATTCCCGGAAAAGATATCTTTTTGTTGAAATGTCTTACCCTTATAAATAAGTTGATTCATGCCGGCACCTTCTTTGGCTCCCTGGCGTAAAATGTGACGGTCAAACCGCCCCAGCATGTCCCATCATCCATATATTCCACCGTATCCTCAACGACCTCTATATAGGCCTCATAAGATAGTGTGGTTTGCCCGTAGGGTGCCACAACAGTGTGACTATCCACCGGGGATGTCAGTACCTCATAAAGAGAGTCATAGTCATCACGGCTCATCCCATCAGCAGAAAGTTGGAATGTGTAGTCAAAAAAAGTTCCCTGGAGGTCTCTCCAGTGATAACCAGAAAGAGCGTTGTCTGCGTTTGGCCCATCTGAGAGTCTGGCTTTACGGGCAATAGATTCTACGCCTACGTTGTATCCGACCCCGTCTATGGTGAAAATATTATCCATAGCCACCTCACTCCACCAAGTCTGTACCGCTTCTACGGTCCTCGTCCCTTAGATAAGGCCGCAAAAACATTGACGCCTCTCTCGGATAGAAGCCAATGTCCAGTTTGACTCGTTGTTCTCCACCGCTGGAGTATCCTGAGTTACCCCCGAATTGTTCGCTTTGATAGCGGGGAACAGATGCTGATGCGGAGGATGGGATCATATTGCTATTAGCAAACTCCACCCGCTGCACAAAACTTGGTATTGAAGCCGCAATGTCGGCCACTACCCTCTCTCTCATATCAGGAACAAGCCCCTCAATGCCCTGAATTGCTGTAGTGCTAATGCCAGCCGACGAATCAGCGCCTACCGAAATACTTCTTGCTGCTGGAGATTCAGCTCCATTTGCTGCAACAGCCCTTGAACGGGACGCAGAGGCACTCTTTTTACTCGAAGATCCACCAAAGCCAAAGAAGCTTCCGACTTTTTCTCCAACCCAATCGAAGGCATCTCCAACCGCCTCAACTGCAAGTCGAAATCCATCGACCAACCCTGTTGCACTCTTAATAAAAAATTCGAGGACTGGCCCAAACAAGTCATGAAGAGAACTTTTGAGATTGGCAACAGATTCTCCTAGTTCACTAGTGGTGTTATCTAGCTCCGCCTGTGTCCTATTGCTTTCAATTAGTGTTTTATTATTTTCATAAAAACTCTCGGCGGCATCACTATAAGCCGTTGAGAGCAATTCCATGAGATACCGTGCTCTGTCTGTTTCGGTGCTAATTTCGGAAAGCTGTGCGCCTACTTCTTCTTCACTGATCCCGACCCAATTCAGCGCATCTGCTAATGCTCCAGTTACCTCTCCGGTTTTTGCAGTTTCGTTTGCCGCTTCAATCAAGCTCTCTATTGGTAGCGAATCTCCGAAGGTTCCATACACGCCAGCGGCAATCTCTACCCATTTACTAATATCTTCAGAACTTGTGGCCAACTGTGCAAGGAGCTGTGAGGCTTCTGTTGCCTGCCCGGTATCCCCCAAAATCTCAAAAAAGCCATTATATGCCTCTTGCGCTTTTTCTGCGTTAAATCCTGCCGTTTCAAACGCAGTGTTCAGTTTTCCAAGAGACTCTCGATATTCTTCTGTCGCTTCATCCATCTGCCAGATTGCTTCCGCCGCCTCAAGCGCCGCGTCTACAACCTTTGTAGTGAGATTTCCCGCAAAGGTGGCCGCTGCCCCCTTTGCGATTGTAAAGCCATCCCCTACACCACTCGTAGAATTTCCAACATCATCAAGCCCACGTTCAGCCTCATCAGCCGCTTCGGAAACATCTTTAAGCTGCTCCTCCAGACCATCAGCGCCACTTTCTGCTTGCTGGAATCCATCGAGGGCGGATCTTGCGGCATCGGAAACACTATTTAATTGGCTCTCAAAGTCATCGGCGGATCTTTCTGCTTGTTGGAACTCATTGGACAAATCTTCCACAGATTCGGAAGAACTCTGAATAGCCCCTCTTGTCGTCCCAGATTGTATAGTTAAATCTTGAAGCTGATTTTCATATCCCTTTAACTGACTTACTGTCCCAGACAGCGTGTGAGTTAGACTTTGATATGCGTCGGCGTTTTTCCCAACAGTAGCAGAGGAATCAGCCTTTTGCATTTCACTAGCGAGAAGAGATATTTGCTTTTTGGAGTTTTCAATAGCAGATCCGAGTAATTTCTGCTTTTCTGTAATAATTTCTGTGTTTTTAGGATCAAGTTTCAGGGCTTTATCTACTTCTTTTAACGATCTTTCGATTTGCTTCGCTTCACTTTTCAGCGATTCAAACTCTTTTCTGATATCGTCGCTCTCAAACTCAACGCCTAATTTTACAGTACCGTCATTCGCCAATCATGCCACCTCTCTCGCACTTCAACCATAGGTCATTTGCTCGTGCTTTCGGACCCAGCATCACCCGACTGTCCACTACTCCGCAGTACGGACAAACTGGCTTGCGCTTCTTCGTATCTTCGTTTGACATAATCTTTCATGTCCTGTTCTGTCTTATAGCCTGTGTTTCCAGTCCCAAGAGAGTAGCGTGATTTCATTTCCCGGTAGAACTGTTTTTGCTGCTTTGGGACATCCTTCAAATCTACTGTCCGGTAGGTCATGATCCGGCAGATCTCACAGTCTTGGGGAAGGGATTTGAACAGCGCTTTGAACCGCCACCAATGCAATTTTGCTGTGCTTAAATCTATCCCATAGCACTCCCAAAAAGCGGAGAAAATAAACTCGCTGTCCTGCTCAAAGTCAAATGCCTGTGGATGTTTCTTTCCTGGAGTCGATTTCTCTTGCGAGGCTGCAGAATAGAACTCCAGCATGGCCTCCAGTGTATTATTGGAGGGCGGAAGGCCCAGCGAGGTCATAAACTCGTAGAGCCGTTCCGCTTTCCTTCCGTCTTCTTCTTTTGCCAGCAAGATCCCTTGAAATTCGATCCAGCGCCGGAAATCTGTATCCACAGGGTATAAGACTCCATCAACGGTGATTGTTTCCGGCGGCTCTCTGTACAGGCTCATTAGACAGCAGAATATGTATACTCTGTGGGGGCAGTTCCAACGCTCCGAAGGTCTACGGAAATAGCGGAGTTTTCGCCGGCATTTCCGCCGCCATCAGAATTAACGATGATGGAAACGGTGCCCTTCTCTCCCTTACCAGTCAGCAGAGAGAAATAAACATAGGGTACAACGACCTTCTGGCCTACTCCATGAGCGATATCCAGGCCAAAGCAGTAGTCCTGGAAAGCGTCGCCAATGTAGCGGTCGCCGGTGATGGCAAAGGTGCGCTGTGTGCCGGTCTTGGAAGTGGACAGTCCCGTTCGGATATACTGCTTGTCTTGGGTAACGGGGTTCATCTGTGGGTCCAAGCCAGCAATACCCATCTGCACAACGGTATAGTCCTTCTCCGTGGTGGCCTCCTCTCCAATTCCGACTGCCAACACCCAATCATCGTTGGTAGCAAAGCCAGCAAATTCATCATTCGGAGTATATCCGGCCATTAATTCAGATACTTTCATGCTTTCACTCCTTCTGTATAATACTTAACCCTGACCTGGAACATATAGCGGGCGACGGTGCCCGCCTCATTCACCCCGGCCAGATTCGGCATATTTTGTAGATTTTCAATACTTAGCACCTTACATCCCTGGAATTTAGGGAAGTTTCGTGATCTGTTCTGCTCATCGATCCAGTCCATAAAGTCCTGAACGCTCTGCGCCTGCTCTGCATTGACATCGCTTGTGCCTTGATCCTGGGGCAGCATCTGTACAACGGCGAACTCATAGACCTTGATCCCCATGTCCCGAATGAACCGCTTCTCCCACACGTCGCTGTACACCGTTTCAACACTGACACGCCCCGCCTTATCTGTGGCGCTGTTGAAATAGAGGAAGGACTTCACGGTGGGGCACTTCTCCAGAAATTCGAGAATTTCTTTATTTTTGTTCGCCATAAAATCACTTCCTCTTGATATAGGTTTCAATATCCTCCGCTAGTCTGTCGCCCTTTGCCGTCATGGCGGCCCGCTCCCAGTGGGAGGTAGCGAGCGGATGCTTGTCTATAGAGTATTTTAGATTTCTTTCTGTAGCGTGTTTACTGGTATTCCGTTTTGCGTATGTGCTCCCCTGGTCATCCACAAACACCTTGCCCTCCCATTGAAAATGTGCATAGGGTGATTTGTAGTGGACATAGTCAGGTGTGATATCCACAGTTTGGTCCAGAGCCCCGCTGTCCATAGGGACATAAGGAGAACAATAGGCATGCAGTCGAGTATGGGCATATTTCCTGACATCATCTGAAAATATCCGTTTGAACGTTTTCTTCGGGTTGAAAATCTCAACACTGATATTCATACGCCCTCCAGGTGGATGTGTCCCAATGGAAGCCTTGTGTTGTCCCGGACGGAACGGACGGTCATGAACTCGTATCGTCCCGCCACCGCCCGCACATTGTCCGGGGTCACATTCTCCGCTACCTTCCCATGTACCACGATGTCGCCAACAGACGCTGTAAAGCCGTTCATCTTGCCCGTCCACTCCTGATAAGGGTGGTAGTCCAGTGACTCAGGGATACGGACCGTCACCGTCTGGCCCAGCGATACATCAACGCCAGACACGCCCCTTACGGTAGTGCGAACGAACACACAGCCGGTTAGAACGGTCTTTTTCCATGCGTCCAGGCCGTCCGGGCTGTCCTCTGCTGCTCTCCGGTTCAGAAGCGTGATCGTCTCACGAAACAGCGGCGTCATATCCCAACCTCCAGGTTGACCAGCTCAACGGGAAGTATCTCCACGATTTGATCATACACGGAGCCCATCATCTGCTCCTCCGTTTGGGCGGAAGCATAGTTGACAGTCAGGCCGTCGTTGCTGGTACTCGCTACATTAACAAAGCCGCTCTTGATTCTTTCCATAGCGTCGATAATAAGCGCCATACACAGGCGGATATCATCGTCTGGCCCTGTGATCCGTCCCTGCGTCCAGTAATCCAGCTTTTTTCTCGCCAGTTGCTCCAGGCGGGGGAAGGCCGACGAGTTGGCCCTCCCGCCAAGGGCTTTGTACTGCTCATAGGTGATATAGCCACACATCAAGCCTTCCCCCTCCTTCTTTTAGGTCTTGGCCGTCACAGTAGCGTTACCGGCATTCTGGGCCTTATAGGTGCTGTCAGCTTCCACAACGGTGATCTTATGTCCGGTGGTGGCAGTAATGTCAGACACGCCGTCCCAAGTAGTCCAGTTCCGCACACTCTGACCGTAAGTAACTACCGGAGCCGTAGAGGGATCAGTTTTGTACTTATACACGTTGGTGGGTGACTCCTTTATGGGAGTAACTGTCAGCTTGGTATCTCCGGATGCGGTTCCCGCCGCACTCTGCACCGTCAGCGTCCCCAGGGTGGGGGTGCTGTCCACATCAATAACCGCAATCCCGTCCAAATACTCCGCAAACAAGGTCATGCCCATGATGGCAAAGCTTTCGGACACGGCAGTGTGGTAGTTGCCCTCCACATGGAAGCCGATTAGATTCGTCTCACCGTCCGTGGTATAGACCAGACCAGCCCGTGCAAAGTCACTGGTGGACGGGTCCACATAATACAGAACAATATTTTCCACGGGGGTGGCAATCACTCGTCCGCGGGGGATCTCCTCGTCAGACAGCAGGAACACAGTGGAGAAGCCCATGAAGTTCTGCACATACTGGAAGCCGAAAGCTGTCTGGACGG